AAGTCAGTTTGGGCAGATAACGTTCCCCCAATCTCTCCCCAAGCTCCGCCACCGCCACCGCCACCGATTTCAGAATACACGTTTCCATCGGAATTAACTTTTAAAAGTCCCGCTGCTAAATTCGCAAGTTGAATATTCTCGGTAACAAGAAGTTGTCCTGTTTCTATGCGGTTATATGCCGCCTGTATTGTTGATTTCATTTTTGCCATTATGCCATTTTCATTTCAGTTGTGATTACATTTACAAACCAATTAACCGTTTGTGTCATTCCGCTATGTGCCATTAGTACTAAACATTGATTACTTGTGTCGGTCGATATTGCTACAACTGGTACTGTTCCAAAATTACTTGTATCTGTGCCTATTGTTTGTACCGACCCTATTATCGTAGCGTTCCCGCCCGAAGTTCTTCCACAAGTAACTTGCCTTGTGAAACTTGCGTGTGATGCCCCATCGCTTCTTTGTGCTATGATATAGTAAGTAGCAATCGTTAAACCTTTGTCTTGTATTGGGATATTGTTAACCGAAGTGGCTGTTGCCACTCCGTCCGCAGAAAGTTGGACTGTTGATGTTGTCGTAGTTTGACCAAATAAAGCTGTGGAAACAATCCCTTTGTATGCGTGGTTTGCCCCCATAGCATTCCCATTGCTTAGATATGTAGCACCAACCCTGTTTGCCACTTGGCTTCTCCCACCTATAATTGTGGTGCTTGTTGCAGTTGCTAAAATAGTAGAACCGATACTATTTATAATTGCAGAATCAGATTGACTTGCCGTATTATCCCTACCACCAAAAACCGAAGAGTATGACCCCGAAGTCGTACTACCAGTGCCACCCAAAACCACAGACTGATTGCCCGAAGCCGTGTTGGAACTACCACCCATAGCCACAGAAGCTTGTCCCGAAGCCGTGTTGGAACTACCACCCATAGCCACAGAGTTCGACCCCGAAGCCGTACTGCCATTACCTATAGCTATAGCGCTTGATGACGAAGCCACGCAGCCAACACCCATAGCTACAGAGGTGTTGCCCGAAGCCGTGTTGCTTAAACCCGCAGTAAAAGAGTTCCCTCCCGATGCTACTTGAGTAGTGTTTCCCCTTTCTAATTGCAAATCAACTGCTCTAGCACCTCTATTGTTCCCGCCAGTCGCTGCCCCATCTGCATAAGCACCTAAGTAGAAAGCCCCAGTCCCTTTTGGGGATATAACCGCATCTACGTCAGTACCTGCGTTTGTAGAGACTAACCTTGTCCCAACTCTTGTAGAAAAAGTGTTTGTACTTTCTGTGAAATTAACTAAACCACCAATGTCGGTATTCCAATCAGCTGCTGTCGTCAACGCAGTACCAACGCAAGTGAATCTTGCCGATTGACCACCGCCCAACGCAACAATTGTGTTAGCTCCGCTTGATTGTACTGTTACAGTACCAGTTGAATTGTTTTGTATCGAAAATGTATGTCCAGTTACTAATGTTGAAGTAACAGGCATTACTACATTTTGCGTTGTCGAACCTGAAAATCTTTGTATTTCGGTTGACCCTACTACTAAAGTTGTTGTCCCCGCTGCTGTTGCTGTGGTTGTATAGCTTGGTACGAAATTAACCGCTCTTAATATACCACTTGCATCTCGGGTTGCTAAAGTAGAAACAGTAGCAGCACTTGCAACACCTGCACCAGTTGCTAAACCAGTAATAAGAGGCAATTGTAAGTTAGGCATAAGCATAGTCTGCACGCCCGTGAATGTTTGAGCCGCATCAGTTCTTGCTATTGTAGCACTTGTAGTTGGAAAAGTCATTACTGTCGAATCTGTACCGCTCAAAGTCAAAGTATTTGTTACTGCTAACGTTTTTGCGTTTGTCATAGTCAATGTACCAGTCGTAGTTGTAACCGCTAAACCATTTAAACTTGTTGCAGTTGCCACACCTAAGGCAGGAGTAGTAAATGTAGGACTGATTAGATTAGCTTTAAGCCCTAATGCAGTATTTAAATCTGTTTGTGAAGATAATGTACCCGCAATTGCACCCCACGTTCCGCCACCTGCACTAACTACCGCCCAAGTATTATCGCCACGTAAGTAAGTACTCGCATTCGCAGTTCCTGAAGCTGATAAATTAGCAATTCCTACAACCGCATTCGCAATCGTAGTAGCATTCCCTACGCTCGTTACATTACCAGTAAGATTTGCGTTTGTGGTTACTGTTGAAGCATTTCCCGTTAAAGCTCCTACAAAAGTAGTAGAAGTTACAGAAGACAAACCAGCTATCGTTGTTGCAGTAGCACCTAACGAAACAGAAGTAGAACCAATAGTTACGGCACTATTAGTTAATGCTCCATTTGCTATTGCACTTAAAGTATTTGTTGAACCACTAATCGACTTGTTGGTTAGAGTATCTGTAGTAGCTGTGCCAACCAATGTAGTATTTGCATCGGGTAAAGTATATACTCTTGTTGTTAACGTTGTAATATTTGCTAAATTAAATACTGCTTGTTTGCTTATATCACTTACTGCTTTTAAATTAAATCTATCGGAACGTAATCCTACTATATTCCCTTCATCTAATGTTTTATTAGTTAAAGTTTGAGTAGTATCATCGCCAACTAAGACTGTACTTGTGCTTGGCAAAGTGAATGTTCTTGCTGTTGAATTAGCTTGACTTAGTGCGAATATTGCTGTTTTAGAAGTAGCCGCTAACAAAGTTAAATCAGAAGCATTCACGCTTATAGTAGAACCACTAATCCCTTTGTTCGTAACGTTTTGGGTGCCTGTCAAAGTAACAGCGTCTGTAATCCCATAACCAGTTGTCGTAGTTGGAGTAGAAGCTATTTGAGCAAAAGTATAATCGCTACTTGCAGGAACAACCGCACCACTACGTGAATTAAATGAACTAACGCCTGTGGTAATTGTCGCCCAAGTACTGTCCCCACGTAAGTAAGTAGTACTATTTGCAGTGCCAGTGGCTAAACGTGCAGTCGCTACAACGCCTGAAACTATATCAGCCGCAGCGTGTGTGTGGACTGAATCTGCTTTGCCATTCCAAGTAGTCTTTTCGGCATCGGTTGCAAACCTATTAGATGAATCTGTAGTAATTGAACTTGGTGCTATTGCAGTCAATGTATTCGTAGAACCGCTAATTGATTTATTACTGAATGTATTAGTAGAAGTGTCAGTTATGAAAGTTCCACTTGCATTCGGGAAAGTGAATGTCCTTGTTGTTGCAGTTGCAATACTAGATAATTCAAATTGTACTTGCTTAGTCGCATCAGCGTTATCTTCTAATGTAAACAATGTATCTTTAACATTATAAGCATTAGTGTTGTTTAAAGTTTTATTGCGGACTGTTTGTGCATCTATATCGGTTAATGGTGCACCCGTCAACACATATACCGCACTAATCATACCGTTTTCAAAACGTGGCAAACCAGTACCAGTAAATGGAGTAATTGATTTTCCGCTTGTACCATTAAATAAAGCTATTTGCCCATTAACAGAAGATACCGACCCATTTACGTCTCCAGTCCCTTGAACTGCTGACCACGTAGGCACACCAGCTGTAACTGTCAATACTTGACCAGTTGTGCCGACAGGTAATCTTACTAAAGTCCCCGACGTATCGGAGCTGTAATTAAAGTCTCCTATAGCCGCAGTACCTAAATTAATCTTAGTCCCACTACCAAGTGTTTTAGTAGTCAATGTTTGTGCTGTATTATGACCAACTAAGTTCGTAGTTGCATCGGGCAAAGTTATAACTCTCGCACCAGTAGGAGTACCAGTAACTTTTAAATAATTGGCAGGAGTTTCAACGTTGGTCGTAACAGTAAAGCCGTCTTTGCTCAATACCCCACCGCTTGAATTTACAGCGAATGATAGGTCTAAATTAGAATAGTTAGCACCAATTGAAGAAACGTAAGAACCTGCCGAAATAAAATTTTGCTCTAAACCAGTTTGTGTCCCGAGAACTATATGCCCCGATTTAGTATTGCTGTTTAATATTGAATTTTTGTCAATCAATATACCTGCTTTAGTCGCATTATTTGGATAAGCAACTAATACTTCTCCAGTTTGTGCAACACCGTGATATAATGCTTTAGTTGGCGAGCCTAACTGATAAACGCCATAATCTTTACTATCAGGAACTACATTCAAAGAGGCGACTGCTCCCGCAGGATTGCCATTTACGCCAATACTATTAGCTCCGACTAAAAGAGTACTTGAGGCAACATAAGCTGAACCGTTATATCTTAAAGTACCATTTGTGCTGTTCACAGGTAAAGTAGTGCCTAAACTATCAATAATCTGTTCTAGTGCGGATTGTAATTGTATGCCTGTAACCGAACCATAAGGGGTAAAAGTAATCTTAGCGGCATTATAATCTCCCGCAGTTGCAACTACTGTCCCAGTTCTACCAAATACGCTCGTAATAGTATCGGAAGTTTTAATTTGCTCCCAATTAGTTCCATTGGAAATTACCCAATCTCCTTCGTCCCAAGTAGTAACTCCGCCTACATCTGTACTACCTGCAACACCAACTTTATAATAGAAGCTGTTGTTCGCAGGTATAGCGGCAGGGATAGTCGGTAAACCAGTTGTAGCATTCCAAACACCTTGGAATTGCAAACCACCAGCTATACCATCGGGAATCAATGCAATAGGGATTTTTGTGTTTGAATCTAATTGGACTAAACCGTTTGCTAAATTAAAAACATTGCCTTTTTGAGTGATATTAGAACTTAATCTTGTATCGGCAATTGTCCCGCTTGTAATAGCAGAACCACCTACATTTGAAATTGTATTTAATGAACCGTCAATTGTTTTGTTAATTAAAGCTATTGTAGTATTAGCTTCTAATTTCGTCGATAAGATAGCTTGTAAATCTACTTGGTCAGTAATCGTACCGCCAATTAAACCCCAAGCACCAGCCCCGCCTCCCGATAATGGGTCAGCTAAAGCAAGCACACCGTTGGCATCTACTCGTAAGTAACCTGCTGCCCCTAAGTAACTAAAAGTAGCCTTTTCGGTAACTTTCAGATAACGCCCGTCGAAACTTCGAGCGTGTTCGTTCATTATTGATTTTCTATATTGTGGCATTATTTTAGATACGTTTTAATTGGTTTCCAATAGAATGAAATTTCTTTAATTTCTGTTCTTTGTGAAGACGATATTTCAAGCGACACTTCTAATGGCTTATTTCTTGTAGCACTATCTTGTCTGCTATCAGGCACGGCTTCTAATATATTTGAGTTAGTTCCTATTAATGCTTCGCCTTTTAATAAATCTACGCTATTTACTGTTGAACTGTATTCAAACGTATGCGAAGTATCGGCTTCTTGCGTATAGGAATTGGCACTATCTTTTGTTCTTGGTTTTATGTCTAAAGTAATCTTTCCTCTACTAAAAACATCAATTACGACTTTTCGTAATCTCTTCCAAATTGTCTCGTCATCTGCTGCAAAATACTTAGATTTATACAAGTTCGCAATAGGAACTTTACCAACAGCAGGAAAAACTCCTGCAATTGTATCAATATATCTATTAGGTCTCACAACCGTACTATCGAAATCCCAAGTTACTGCCCTAGTAAGTGGCTCTTGAGTAAATTCTCTTGGGTCTAATGTCTCATCATAATCTAAATAAATTTCAGGTCTAACAAGCCCTTCTCCCCTTTCTTTATAAGGAGTTTCGTTGTAAATCCCCGCCCATACTTTATTTGCAGTATCGTCAATCGGAACATAAACATTTGAATGACCAAAGACACTCGGGAATAAATCTGCACTACGCATTTCCCCTAAAGTATTAGTATAGTACATTCGTAAGTTTTCTCGCCCATTATTTTGCCACCTTAGCACATTCATATCACTAATATAATCAGAATACACGACAGTCGATGGATAGCCAAACTTAGTTATATATTTCTTTTCTTCGTTGATTATATATATATGACCAGTTGTACTTCTTTCTTGCTCAAAGAATTGCGATGCTTGTTCTGTATCTTGTGCTTCGTTTATTACTTCGTTATTACTAGTATTATAGACTTGTGGCAAGTTTAAATAAATTTCATTGTAATAAGGATTATACCCTAAAGAAATATATCTAACGTCTTGTTCGTGCATATTCTTTAAAATATATTGCAACTCTTCGTCAAAAGCACCGTCAATCTTTTCTAATCTATTATTATCATAACGCATTAATCCTTTCCAAGATAGGAAATAGACTAAATTAGACACATTTATCAAGGCATTTGGTGCTATACAGCCAACTTGCGGGTCTATCTCATCGTTTCTACTCAATGGGTCGTCTGTCCCTTGAACTGCATATCTGTGCATAGAGGTTTCTTTGAAGATAACTAAGTTACCTGCTAATGAGACTAATCCTGTAATTTGCTTGCCATCTCCCGATTTAACCTCAACGAAATTCTCTGCTTTAATCCAATCGGGTCTATATGTCTCTGAATACATTAAGCCACTTTCGTAATTGATATAGTCATTCGCATCGGACTTTAAAACACCTTGCGGAGTTAATTTGCTGTCTATGAAGATACCTTCATCTTCTTTCTTGCAAATACCAATGTAGCGGTATAAAACTGACCCTGTATCTTTACGGTAAATTAACAATTGCTTTATTTCTTCGTCATATCCCGCAGGTAAATAAGCTAAAACAACTGCCCTCTTTTTAGTTGGGTCAGTTGGTGCTGAAATTGAAGGAGACAAATTAGCTAAATAAGTTGGTAATGATTTTTGCCCTGCTAAGTCCTCATATACTATTGCGTATGCTGGTGCTTCCCCATAATCAAAACCCTCTGCTGAATCTACTTGGAAAAATTGTACTGACTTTAACTCATTAGTATAAGGTATAGTTGAGATTGGAAAAGGATAATTTCTTGGTTTAATGCTATCTTGTTTTTGTTTGAAATTAGCATAATACGTTCTTTCATTTAGTGCTATGTTAAACGCACTTTTTAGTTGTGTAGTCTGACCATTGTATTGGTTTGGTTGTACGCCAAAATCCACTTTTTTGTCAGGCACATCGTCAAAGAAGTATAACGCTTGTACGTCAACTAATTTCTTCTTGTTGTCGCTACCTAAAACTTGTTTTTTAGAAGTTACCGTATTATCAACCGAACCTACAATACCGTCTTTAACTCTGCTAATATCGACTGTTTCTACTAGACCATATTTGTTTGGGTTGTAGTCGTTTTCGTGTGAAGCTCTAGTCCTAAATATTAATAATTTCTTAGCTTCATTTGGCACTTTGTCGGCAGGGATTTGAAAACCTATCCTTGGCGATTTAAATAATAAAGAGCTTGGGAAATATGCAGTAAGTTGTTCTAATGCTAATAATCGTGAGCCTGTCCCATACATAGCTATTTTGACTTTGCTAAAATTAGAAGTAAAGCGTGAGTTCGTATATAAATGGACGGCTGCTACATCTTGTGGATTTGTTTGATGTGCAAATAAAGGGGCTAAGGCATTACTTGCACCTATCGTACTTGCCGTATAATGTCTTATTTCTTCCCAAGAGCTATAGTAATTATCGGTAATAACACCGTTGCTTGAATCTGTACTAACGGCTCGGGTAGGTATCGGATACCCAAAACTTGTAGCAGAAAATTCATCTACCACGCCTCCTTTTGTAACTCTACCACCATAATATTTCCAATTTAACGTAGGGTTAAGAAAGCCAATGAAATTGGTTAATTTAATCCCTTTAGTATAGTTACGTGATACTCCTTTTAAATGGTTTCTGCCATATAACGGACTTATTGATATTTGCCCGTCGCTAAGTGCCTTGTCAAAAGTTGCATTCCAGTAAACTTGGGCAGCCCACATCGTATCAATATATTCAGTATCAATGCTGAAGTTATCGGTTGTATCTTGTAATATTAATTCTAGCACGCCTTTTAATAAAATCCTATCAATTACTTGGTTAGGAATATCGCTTTTAAAATTAGCTAAATCATCATTACCACTTTTAATCGCACGGAAAATTGTACCAACTCTTTTAGTATTGTTCGTTTGGTTATTGCTGTCTCCACCTAAATACGTACTAAATGGGAGTGTGGCATAATTATTTAATTCATAATTAAAATAAATATCCGTATCAACTCCACTTGCTACTAAAGAAGTCGCTAAAGCCGACCATTGATAGCGTTCCGTACTCGTTATTCTCCAACTATGCTTCAAATGGTTAACACTAAAAAATGGGTCAGCTGGACTGCCATCGAATATACTTACATTATCACTATCGCCTAATATTGGCACGCCATTCCAAGAAGAAGGATTCCCGACCCCATAATTCATACCCGGCAAAATCCAAGTTGGTTGTACCGTTGTAATACTAGGTCTGTATCTACCTTCGCTATCAAATATCGAATTTAATGTTATATCTCTGCCATCTTGGAAGATTGGCACTTTAATCCCTCCAGCCCCTTGATAAACCCTAGTACTACCCATTGTCGACCAAAACGCACCACTTGGCATAGTAGAAGCTTTGCTCGTATATTGTTGTGGATTTTGAGTGCCTATTACCCACTCTTTTGCTGCTGTAGCCCCTATGTTTTGGAAACCATCGCCACCATTTGTAGCCACGCCAACGCTATCCCACACTTTACCTTTTAGGCTAACTAGACTACCGCCATAATCAATAGTGATTAGCGTTGTAAAGTTTTGTTTCTTCTTTGCTTGTACATCGTCCGACATTAACAAAGCATTGAAATCTGCAAACGTATTTGTTTGACTGCCGAATCTAAATGTATCTGAATATAGTTTTTTCTTTAAATTCCAAAACGATTCCATTTCAGGCTTGATTGTCCAATTAGGTGTATTATAATTTGCGAATTTAAATGCTTCAAGTTCTTCGCCAATTAAAGTGCCGTCTAAACTTGTTTGTACTAAACTTTTCTTGATGTCAGTAGTTGTAATTTTTCTAGGTCGCACATATTTATCTATACCGCTATTTGTCATTTGGCTATCAGGAGTTGCTGACCACATAATATCAGGCACTACTAATTCGGCAGAAGGAGCAGAATAAACGCCATCGCCCATATCCCAAACAAATCTATAACGATAAACACCCAAAGGAACCCTACGACCTTTTTCGTCTTTGACTGTAAGTTTAGTTATTTTCGGAATACCGCTTGACACTTTAGTAAAAATCCTATCTATATCTTTTAAGTAGTATCGTAAATCTTTATCAGTCGTATATTCTTTGCCATTTGAAGCATAGTAGTCAATTTTGAAATCATTCCATACGAAAACATTGGCACTCTTTTCGGTCTCTTCGTCGCCACGCACTTCTTCTAATTCGGGAGTTCCCATTATATCAGAAAATTCAGTATTCTCTTCGCCATTAGTAAATATATATTCTAACTCGGGGTGGTCTTCTGTACCATTGGCAATCGTTAAATGCCTATAATAAGGCATTTCTCCAGTATCTGTGCCATCATAATTCTTTTGTTTTACCCCATCAGGATAAGCAACTTGCACTGCATCGTCGAAAGTGTAGAAAGATAAGAATGTAGTATTTTCTTTCCTTACAATATAGTTCGCAATTTCTCTCTGCTTAGATTTCCGTGCATCAAGGCTTTTTCCTTCGTTCCACGGGATACTTGTCGGAAATAATTTATCTTGGTTACCTATGTAATCGCTATAATTATCCTCGCTCGCTATCATTTGTTTTTTAGGTAAAACAAACTTGTATAAACCCATACCTGTATTGACTGCTCCTAAATTGATACCTTTGTCGCCACCTATGTAAGTATCTAACCCTGTATCTACTTCTACGTCGTCTATATCGAAATCTTGTAGTTTGACAGGTTTAAAGTATATTTGGTGGGTTTTCTCTGCTTCTACTTTGTCAGTTTGCGAGTTGTAATCGTCCACCAACATCATATCGCCATTAATCCTATCAGATATAATTAGCTTATGTCTGTATTGGTTCATTCTTACGAATTGGTCAATCCAGTAATCTACCTCGGCAAGTTCACTATTGTAAGTTTCAGTTGGGTTTAGTCTTTTGGGAGCTTGGAATTTAGCAGTATCAACAGTTACGTAGTCCATTCTACCAAGCACATTAAATGCTTCGGCTACGCCATTAATAGAGTTTGTTTGTCCTTCGTGATACAACAGACGGTTTGCATATTTACCAGTCAATGGAGAGAATAAATAAGCCACAGGATAAGCGGCTAATTCTGACTTAACAGCATATACCATTAATCTATCGCTATCAATAGCATTCCACTTAGCCTCAAGCACAAACTCGCCTATGCCAACAATACCAGCAGAATGCAAATAAACTTTATTCTGCAACCTTGAGCTAGGTAATACCTCGTCAAATTTATTGCTACCTAAATCGCCAGTAACAGTAGTTTCTTCGCTATTAGGAATAGTAAATAAGCCTATCAGTACCCCGTTGCGGGAAACTAATTTGCCTAATTTTTCAAATCGGAAGTTTAAAATATCTCGTGCAGCACCATCGGGTATAAGCTCGGAGCGAATACCATTAACTAAGCCATCAAATTTAACTACGGTCTTTTTATCAAAAGGCATCTTATATCCATTTAGCAGGTCTTACACCTTGTTTGAAATATACTGGTTTAATATCTTTGGCTAATTTAACATCGGTTTTATACATACTTTCAAAGACTTGATAATTACGATTACCTTGCGTTTTAATGTATTGTCCAATTGTGTAATTCAAAAATGATTGTTCAAAGCTATTAAATTCTACTGGCACACCAGTTGTGGTAAATTGAGTTTCAAAAGCATCTTCGTTAGTAAACCACAATGCCCATTGAGAGCTTGCTGCACTAAAAGCACTAATTTCAGGGATATAACGTACTTTAATAGTTGTTTTAGTGTAAGCAGGATAGAAGTTAAATACTCTACCCCATATCGTATATAGGTTAGGAAGGTTTCCTCTACTAGCGTCTAATCTACGTATATAATCACTATATCCATCGGTTCTGTGTGCAGGTTCTTCTTCCATATATCTACTAAATTGGTCAGGGTCTTGTTGTAGCATTAAAAAACCATCAGCATCTTTAACTTCAATAATCCTAATTAAATCAGTAGGCATAGTAAATACACCGTTTACCGCAGTCAATATTACATTGATTTCTTTATATTCTGTGTCTCTTTGGAATTGTTGCATTGCACGGGAGAAATAACGCATAAAAGAAGCAGGAGTTATGTCTAGCTTCTCTACGTAATTCTTCGTTTGGTCTTTAAAATCTGAATATAATTCGCTATAAAAACTAGCCATTATGCACCCTTACTTGGAATATCGACTTGGTATTTTAATATCATTTGTTCTGATAAAGTTTTTGTCATTTTTGTTAAAAAGTCATACTCTAATTTAACATTTTCATTGGATTGCAAAACATTTATTTCTCTTAAACACATCATTAACGCATTAATAATAATTAATTCGTCATATTCAGCAGGAATGGTCGTTTCTTGTTCTTGTACTGTGCCAGTTATAGCCCATAATTGTAAATCATTTAATGCCGCTACATAGAGTACTTCTACAGTCGAACTATTAGTTGAGGCACTGTCAAACAAGCTCCCGCCTAAAGTTATATTAATGTAGTATTTCTTACCGTATATATTATTTAAAGTTTGCTCGCTATCTATGTAATAAACAGGACTATGTTTAGTCGGCTTAATCCAATCGTGCGTACCTACATTGTAAAATTCTTGGTTCTCTACTTTGCGTGATTGCGGTCTATAAGTGATGCCATTATTTAAATATTGCACCCAAACTACATAATCTACTACAAAATCACTTGGTAATTCCAATCGCAAACTATTAATTCCATTGTCATTATTAGGGGTTTGCCCGCCAGTAGAAATAACTTTTCTTTTAGTATATCTTTCAGGTATCAATGAATAAGTCTGTTTAAATACTAGTTGTCTTGCCCTGTTGATATATCCAATTATTTCTGTGTCGCCCAAAGTCCTATTAATCGCCAACCTTGATAGTCGCATAGTGATTTCATCGATATAATCTCTTAGTGTCATTGTAAATGCTCCAATTCTTTAGGTTGTGTTTTTTTAGGAACGCTTGGGTAAACTGGTTCTAAGAAATCATCTAACTTGCGTTTTGATATTTTTTCTCTTTCAATTCTCTTTGCCATTACTTCAGTTCGCTCTTTTACCATTGTTTGGTAAACACCTACGAACACTTGTGCATCTGCGACCTTAGTGCAAACTTTTAAAAATACTGACAATAATAATAAATCGTGGTATAAATAAGGAACTGGAATTATATCGTGTAGGCTAGATAAATCACTTGGCATTGCTAAGTAAGTCGCTTTGCCACTAAAGTTTTGTGTTGGGTAGAAGAAACCTGTTGGTGCTGCACCGCTTAAATATTCTGTGTTTGGGTATATTTTAATTCTTAATTGGCTCGCACCAAGTGCATTAGCTTCCGACCATAAAGTATAAACTGGGTTGAAATTTGAACCTGCATTCCACCTTTGTCTCGAATACCAATTAGTAAGGTTTGTATATTCTACTGGTGCAATATAAGTAGCCTCAATAAAGGTAGGACTGCCATTCCGAGAAACCATTACTTTTACCATATCAACAAACTCTCTTGGCAATAACGCATTGTTTGATACGACCAATGTATCTGTCGTATTCCAGTCTTCGTAAGCCATAAATAAACTATATATTTCTTTAATGCTTCTATTTAAGTAAAGCAAGAAAGTCTCATAGTCAAAGTTATTGCCTAATCTGAATATCCTAATTTGCGAGTTGAGTTCTTCGTAAATATTACTTACGGTTTTATTGTTGTAAACTATCATAAATTGCCGAACCTCTCAATGTTTTGTCGAGTATTTTGGAAAACTAAATCGCCTCTCTCAACTTCATTCACATCAATTCCTTGTAGCAATTCAGCTGCGAACGAAACTATTGCAGGGTGGTATTCTAACGGTAACGAAATTTTATTCGTGCTATTAGTTCCACCATAGATATTTACAACAATTGGGTTTTTAACATATAACAACCTTATAAATACATTCGATGTTGCATTGTCATTTTGCGTGTTAAAATGTACAGTAGTTGCATCGGTCTCATTGTTCTTTAGTGTGGTATAGAAATAAACACTCGCTGCTTGGTTAGTTGCAATATCCGGTGGCAATATTAATAAACCATTCCCGTCATATCCCCAATATACATTTGGCTCTGCATAAGTTACTCTCATCTTGCTTGAGTTAGTAAAGTTAATTGGAACTGTATTCTTAGTGATATAAGCGGCTAAGGGATATAAAAAATCATCATTTGGGATAGTTGCACCACTTAGCAATAAATCTGTTTCTTTTACTAATGGTCTTAAACAACGAAAATCCCCAGTACGGAATGCCCTGTGGATAGCAAGCATTTGTGCTTGGTTAATAGCATTGTTGTATTCAGCCGATGAAATATAGTCTTGAGATACTTCGTCAAGGACTAATCTTAAAGCTGATAATATTTCACTATTTGTCATTGTCGCTTTCTTTAGTTGGTTTCATTTCTTTAGGCATTACATTCTCTATGTCTTGCATATAAGGTAAATGGTCTTGCCCTAATGAGCTGATATAATCTACTAGTTTTTTATAGTACTTAGTATCTCTACTGTTACTAAACTCCTTGTAGCCCGCAATTGCGATAGCTAAGATTGTAATAATATTCCTATATACATCTTCGGGAAAAGAACTAAGTCCAAATTCTGCGTCGTTAGTATCTAATGTAATCTTACTTGGGTATTTGATATAAGTAAATAATGCCTGCGATTGCGTCTCTCTATTATAAGGATATACTTTCTCTTCTATAATTAATAGTTTATTGTGGTTTGTTGTGATGTAATTATACGCCTCGCCTTGTTCATATAACCTTGCTTGCATAAAATGTTCTTCTGTGCCACCAGTAGCGTTCTTCATTAATATCTTTACTTTAGCTGTTAATGCTTGGCAATAATCTACTGGTAAATTATCCCCAAAATTAACTGGGATAATTTTAAGAAGTTTGTCTAATATATGTACTGTGCCGTTTCTCAATGCAGTATTCAATATGCTGTATTGAGCTATATTTAAACAAAGCACCAACTCATCGTCCTGCCAAAACAGACCTTTTGAAGTTGGTGTCTCGAAATCGTGCAATATTTGTCGCATTCGTGCAACATACGGTAGAGCTGTCATTATGCTTCTTTAATTATGATTTTTAGTTCTGTCTCTTCGTCAATTGGCATATCGTACTATGCAATATGCCAAATTTAGTATTTATTACATTCCGCCCATTGGAGGCATTCCGCCCATTTCAGGAGGCATATCGCCCATTGGTGGCATTCCGCTTTGTGGTGGTATTCCGCCCATCGGTGGTATTCCACTCATTTCAGGGGGCATTCCGCCTTGTGGTGGTTGCATAGTGCCAGGCATTGGTGGTGGTGCTATTTGATTTACCGATGACTGTGACTGCATTTGTTGCACCAATATAGCTATTTGGTTCATCTGCGTATCTAGTTCCATTTTTGCCGATTGCAATTGTTGAGCTTGGACTGCGTTCATTTGTGCAGTCTGCTCATTTTCAGTTTTTTGTTGTTCTAATTTAGCCGCTGTTTTGCCAAGTTGAAAGTCCGAAGTAGATTTACTTCTATCTTGCTGTTTTCGTTTAACTGGCTGACCGCTTGAATACTCTACGCTCTTTTGGTATGTTGCTGACATTTTTTAACCTATTAACCTAATTCGTGTTCTTCTTTTTCTCTCGCAAGACCATTTTCTTCTCTTGCAAGTTTGTTTTTTATACCTTGTGGATATTCTTTTTCCCAATACGCTTTACCTATAGCACTATTTTCTCGCAAATATTCAATGACGCTAGCGTTATTAGTTACAAAGACCCTATTTGCAAAATGTAATGATTCAACTATTTCAGGAGTCTCATACATAATACATAATTCTTTATGATAAGATAAAAATACTACGCTATCTGCGGTTGACTTTTTATCCATATACAAACTTCGTATTGCTCTAGGCACTCGCTTGTTCTTTTCAGGAGCAGCCATTAATTGTACTATTTGTGGTTTGCTTGAAGCCTCTATTTCAAACGTTGCTTCTATTTTCTTATTCTCTGCCATTCTTATACCTTAATTAAAAATAATAGGGGCATTCCTGCCCCCTAAAATTATACCAACTATTTATAGTTGAGTTTTACCATAGAAATTCGTAGCACTACTTGTCATACTTGAGTACGGTGCTGCACCGCCAATATTGTAATTGAAGTAGTTTGGAGATTCCAAACCAGTTTCTAGTTGAGCAATTTTGAACGATTCTGTTAAGTATTGTTCTTCGTTACTATCGTCCAATGATTTTGGAATCCATACTCTGAATTTAGCGCCCGAACCACTTGTCGCAGTCGCTGTGCCATCTGTGACAAATGTAGTTGTAGCACCGTAAGCTATGCTATTGTAAGTAACTGTGCCTGCTTCTACTCTGTAAGTAATCCCTGCAATTGCAGGTACTGCTGTGCCACCCGAAATAGTCGGTGCTTTGAAGAATAGCCCTGTGTAACCACAGATTAAAGCACTTAATGCTGTGCCACCATCTGACAATCTTACTAAACTTCCTTGCCCTGCCATTTCTACGCAGTTTGTAACTGCACCTAATAAATCTGTAGGGTATCTAGTTAGTCGCTGTAATTCATTGTCCGTATCTGCTGCTTTTAGTGTTGCGTCAATTTTATTTCCAGCTCCAACATCAGTTGTAGCCGAGCCGACTAATAATCGGTGGTTCTTGAATTGGTATGCTACTGCCCCGTTTCGGTTACGAATAGCAAGGTTTTCTATTTTTGAAATGTAATACATTGTTTGTTATCCTATTTTTATGTTCTTAAAAGAGCGGCGTGTTGCTCTAAATTAAATGCAATTGTTCCTTGCCACTCCATCATTAAACTGACATCTCTTTCGTTAGGAGCAGAATACTCTCTTGTTTCGTAGTTTTTCACTAAACGCAAATCAACCATCGCAGGGTCAAATACTACTAACCAATCTGATGCTTCGGTATTTGGTCTAAATGTGCCAGTATCAATAAAATTCAATGTTTTACCATAAAACTCATAAGAACTGTAATTTAATCCAATTTTCGTAAGCTCGCCTTGTACTTGATTTGTTCTTCTAATATCTCTGAATGCCATATTGAAATTCGATAGGAATCCTTGACCCGCCATACCAATTTTTTTATTAGTAGTACTGTCATAGCGATATGCTTGTTCATTAATAAATGATATTAACAATAGTTCAAAATCACTTGTAGTCGCAGGATTGTAGTATGATACGTTTGTTCTAATTGAAGGGATAATACCTTCAAGTGTACGCTTAGGTCTGCCAGGTAGAGTATAATCAACTGCTTTTTCGCCAAACCACAAAGTTAACTCTACACTTTCTTGAAAAGAGTTCATTGTTTGCTCTTGGTGGAATTCCCAATCAGGTTTTATCCCTGCTTTTGTTTCTAGCCATTTCTTTTGCGCTTCTGTAAACTGCAATACTGCTTCTTTATGTTCCACGAAATTTGAACGGTAAAATCTATCTGATTGATAAGAAGTACCTTCGATTTTTTGAGATTCGACAATTGTACGACCTCTAAAAATCATAGTAGATTGCGTGAATGGAAGGATTGCTTCTTGCTCTACTGCTCTAACTACTACGTAGCCTGCAACTGAACGTGTTGTTGTATCCCCAGTCAAAGACGCTGGCAATGTAATTTCTCCCGCGCCTTGCGGGTTAAATGCAGCCGTCGGCGTCATAACTACTTCGACCGCTTGTCCTGTCTGTAATACAGTAAATTGGTCTTGTGGACTATACGGGATTTCACTAATGCCTGGAGATTGTGCATTGTCAAATTTAATCAATGCGAATCTTGAATATCCGCCACCTGCTGTGTCAATAGTTACATCAGACGTGTAATCATAAGGGTCTCGTTGGTGGTATTCTGCAATTGCTATCTTATGGCTTTTAGGTTTTGCCCCTCTTCCCAATTTAGCCGATAGAGCTTGAATTGGTAATCTATGTGGCTTTAGGACGCTCAATTTCTCTGATACATCTTCTGCCATTATTTGAGGGTTGACGGTTACGCTCGAACGTACGCCAGCTCTCTGTAAGTTATTAGTTGACATTTTATTCCTTGTCTATTTTTTTTGTTACATATTTAACCAATTAGCGTTTTTCTCTTTTTGAGTTACGCCATCGGTTTTTCTTTGTGTTAATGGTTGTGTGTTTGTTTTTGGTGCTGACCCAATAATTCTAGGTGCATTAAACTGTCGCAACTTCTCTTTAGCTTGGCTTCGCACTTGCGAAACTGGCTTGATAACTTTAGTTGCTACAAATTCTCTTACAATTACATTCCATTGTTTTTCCGATAAAGAAACTGTTGGGTCTATATTAGGGTATAAGCCCTTAATAATATCCCCTAAATTTGTTTGGTCGGCTGATGTCAATGTTTTCGTGTCTATATTGTGGTTCTGCAATGCTTGGCTAAACAACATCTCGTTTTGATTGTTGATTTGCGTTTGTCTTATGCTTGCAGTTTGTTGTTGTTTCTCCGATTCAATTGCCTGTATCTTAGCTTGAAGCTCTCTTACGGTTCTTTGTGTCGGGTCTAATTCTTCTTCTTCGTAATCTTCACTTTGGTTTTGAGAATTATTCGGCATTGCGTTAATTCTCGTATTAACTATATGTTCGATAATAGCGGCATCGCTATAACCTTGATTACTGTAATAGTCGTAAAATCTTAAAAACTCGGAATTTGCGTGTTTTTCAACTATGGGCGATGCCATATTTACAAATTCGCTCACTTGTGGTGGTATAGTGCCTTTGCCGTTGTTTGCTACTAAATCGGATAACTCGTCATAAGTCAATGATTTAGTAACTAAATTCCCACTAGCGTCCTCAAACTCAAATGGTATCCCGTCATCGTCATCTTCTGCACCATCTTCTTCGCCTTGCTCGGCTTCTTCTAACGGCTCTTCGCCCTCTCCCTCATCAGGAGGTATTTCCGATTGGTCTTCTTCATAACCATCGTCTTCTAATTCTTCGGCTTCGGATTCATATTCTTCAATTGGTTCGTAGCCTTCTAACTCTTCACTCATCTTAACCCCTTAATAAAGCACCTTGATTTTGAGAACCAACAACGCCTTGTGCTTCTTGTACGTTGTCAGTACTATTAATTATTTTTGATTTATCTGAAATATCTGCGTTTGAATTTTGAGCCATCATTACTAATTGCTCTAACTCTGTCATCTGTGCTTTGATACTTCTTTGTTTGTTTTTAATTTCATTTTCAGAATCTTTTAACTGCTCGCCCATTAGCATTTGCTCTTTTAGTTTAGTCTTAGCAATTGCATCTTCTACTTCTTTTTGTAGTTTTTGCTGTGCTTGAGTTTGTGCTTGCTCTTCGTTAAACTTTGCTAGCCATTGAATTTTTTCTTCAATCTCACGTTTGGTTTTCGCAGGTAAGTTACTATGTTCTAATAAGAACGCTTGGACTATTTCAGGTGGTAATGCTACACGCCCTACAATTTCCATAAACTGATTAAAGTATCTTTCTTTCATTGTAGAGGACTGTACGCTTTCTTCTACGATTACGTCTGTTTTAATCTCTCTGAATGTATCTAATATGCCATCGTCTAAATCAATATAAGATACTTCGCCATCGTAGCCAATAATTCTGAATACTTGTTTAATTGGCATTATGTTTGACACGTACCAAACCATTTTCAGAGTAGTTGACTCTCGCCAATTCTTTAATTTTTCAAATAACGGCAAACGACCAACTCCACCTTGCGAGGCTCTTGCCATAATAGCTTTGCCACTTTCAGCTGAATTTTCTTGTAAGCCTAATGCGTTCTTACCACCACCATATTCATTTATACGACCAATCGCATATTCCACGTTCTGAAATAATTGTGCGTTTGCTTTCGTGTCAGGCAGAGGGAATATTGCATCGCCTGTCTTCATAGGTATAACTGGTGCTACACTTGACATTTCCTGTCTTACATTCTCAAGGGTAAAGCCAGTTTCTAATCGGCTCACAATTACACCAATAGCATTTTTAGTGCTACGCTGTAACATATTATCCCATAAACTAAAAGAACGATTTAAACTTATTTGTGGAGATATTAAGTTCCTTATATAACCCCACCATTCGCCATCTTTGTAATTAGCAAACGCAACAGTATAAGGGAACTCTGTAATCTCTAACTCGTTACATTCAACTACTTCGTCTCCTATGACCACCGATTGATAGATACAATTACGTGAGATTTGGTGTAGTTGCACGGTAGGCTCGCCATCAGGCATTACCATTACTTCGCCAGCTTCGATATACGCTTCTTGAAGCCCTGCAAGAAATTCCATTCCTGCGTCTTCGTCTTCGTATAGATAAGTTTTATCTGCTAATAAATCACTCACAATCCATTGTGGTTTTTTTAAGCGTTCGTAGTATTCAATATTTCTAATTATTTCTCTATCAGAATTAGTAGAGGCATTAATCCTCTCTATCCTTTTCTGGTAATCTGTTTTTTCTTCGCCATAGACACTATATACTGGGTAAGGGACACCTGTAGCGTGGTCTATCGTTTCTGCATATTCAGGATATACTTCTTTTAAATCAGCTCTTGTTAAATTTAATGTTCTTGCAATCCATCTTGCGTCGCTTAAATCTTCTTTAATGGAACGTAAATCCCACTTTAACTCTGCAATCGGAACAACGTCCACACTAGGATAGCCATATTCTATATCTTCCATTTTCCACGAATTTACCGTTGCGGCTGCTCCGCCTATCATCATTTCGAGGAATACTTCAGTCTCTACTGATTCGAGCTTATTCATTTGCTCGCACCATTTTATTATATTAGATAACAGTTCAGCCTTAGCTTCATCGCCTTTTTCTCTTGCTACTATTCTAGCATCTAATCTTGTTTGTTGTTGCGTACCTACCAAATGCGATATAATTCTATATATCTCATTGAATACATAAGGGATTCTGTCTTGGTCGATATGGTCTTGTTCTTCTTCTACCGTCCAATGTTTTCCTTTATAGAAATCAAAATTCTTATTACGCTCAATCAAAAATTCATTAAAGATAGCAGAAACTGAAGTAAGGTCGTTTACGATTTTACTGTAAATTTCCTGCTTGTATTCTCTTTCTTTAACTATCTTACTCGCTGTTTCAAACATTAGTATCTCGAAATTCTAATTGACTTATTAGTTTTGGAATCGCCATATCTTGATTCTGTGCTTATTGGGTATAATCCATTATCTTCTGCAATATAACATTCACTATCTAATCCCACAAACCTTTTTTGTATTTCTTCTCTTGTGTGCGTTTTTGTTTGCCCTTTTGCTCTGCTTTTATATACTTGTTGCATCACTGCGTCGGTCGGATATTCAAAACCACCCGATACCATTAAGTATCTTAAAGCATCTACGGCATCGTCGTTACGGCTTGAATCTAAGTCTCTTGATTTAGTCTCGCCCTCTTTTACATATATTTGTTCAGGAATACTCTCTATCAAGAAAGTACAACAATCCATTATCTTTAATTTAGACGGGGTATTTGCTCTCCAATGCAACCATTGTTTCAATATATCCCAACCAAATACACGATTGTTATTTGCTTTGTATAATGGCATTACTCCCGAATTTTCAAATATTTGTGAAGGAGATATTGCGTCGGTAGTATCTCTTTTCTGCAAAGCAAACATCATAGGGTCTAAGTAATAACCAAATATATTCTCGTTTGCCGTTTGATGTCTTATATCGGTCGCATACAACTCTGTAGAGCCACTTTTGCCTCCAGTATATTCTCTATAAATATAAACTGTTAAATCTTCGGGGTCTTGTGCTGCCCATAAGCATACCGTTGGGTGTTTATCTGTAAAACCTAAATCCACCCCACACGCTCTTGTCCAATGTTGCGGTATAGCGAATGTTGGGACTACGTGATGTTCTGAATTAAACTCGTCAAAGAATTGCCCAGCGAATATATCCCAACGTCCATTTAGCCACGCCTCTCGCAAATGCTCGGGTAATGTTTCTAATTCTTCTATGTATTGTGGCGTTACGTGTAGATTGTCATATACAGTAGCAGGAACAAATACATATTTGTCTTTGTGTTTTAATTCAAATTCAGTCCAGTATGAGAAATCAGGATTAACAAATCGTACTTGAAACCATTTGTCATTTCCACCGCCTGGGTTACCTGTCATTAATACTGTCGGAATAAAACCATCGTCTCTTGCACTACGCAACGAACCAAATAGTTTTTGTAATAAGGACAATGCTACGTTCGGTGCTTCGTCCACAATCATAAATTGATATTCTAAACCTTGTATCTTATTTGCATCAGTATATCTTTGCATCGCTCTAAAGTGAATCATAGAACCATTTTGGAATTTCATCACTTTTTCTTTTTGGTGCATTCTGTATTTCCACAAACCTGCATCGTACTCTTCTTGAATCTTTAAGATAAAATTTGCATTCAATTCATCGAATGTTTCTCGGATAAATACTATTGATATGCCAGGAAATTGTGATGCTGTTAGTATCGCAGCAGCCCGTGCAAAATACGATTTACCGCCACCCCTTGCTCCACCATAAAAGATTTTCTTGCCTTTACCAATATATTGAAATGCTTCTTTTTGGCGGTCGTTAAATTTAATTATATCACTAACGTTCAATTGTCAGGTCTCCGAAGTCAATACCTTTTTCTTCTTCTTTCTTTTTAAATCGTTGGTCTAAAAATTGACCCACTCGCACAACCGAATTTAATGCTTGGATTTTATCTTTGTTCTCTGCACCATTGTCTTTCATTACATTATAAGCAATGGATAACCCTTGCCCTAACGTAATATCTACCATATCCATTAAGTCATTATTTGTAGGCTTAATGGGTAATAATTCTTCTAATGGTTTGCCGTCAAACACTAATTGATTCATAACAGACCTAGTATTAACCTAATATTCTCAATATTAATATTCCCGTGTAATTGTTGCGGAGTTACTCTAAGCAACCTAAAGCCCAACAACGCTGCGTTATTATATTTTTCCATATCCTTAGCAAATCCCGAGCCTCTAGTATGTCTGCCTCCAGTCCATACCCCGCCTTCCACTTCGAGTATAATTTTTTCGTCTATCCAACAATAATCAGCACGCCATTTCCGCTTAGGGTGGAACTGATATTCAAACACTGGGATAGGCAATGTATTCTCATTTAAAATAGCAAAAAACCGATTCCTAATGGTTTCGGCTTTAATCTTATTTAATTCTTTGGCGTTATTAATCGTAATAAACACCTGTAGTTTCCGACCCTTCGGGAGCAGTCGTATATTTGTTAGCGAAATTTACGGCACTAGTGGTAACTAATGTGCCACTTGCAGTCGTTATCAACCAATCTGATGTCGCTAATGCAACGCCCAAAGACCCTAAGTTTGTTTGTGTCCCTACTTGCTTTGCTTCTACTACTACTGTTCTTCTTGTATATTTAGGCATTTTACCTCTGTACTGGATATTTGTTGTAAAACCTTTCAAGATGCTTTAAGAATTTCTTTTTAAATCTAACATTGCGTAATCCATTAAGAGTATTTGAAGGATTCCACATATATTCTTGACATACAAAGCCTAATCTGATTATCTCTTGCGCATTGCATTTGTAAATTTGCATTAATTGATACACGTCATAGGGGTAATCCGCTAGTACGTAATCAGGCACAACGTAGTCATCGTCAAGGTATTCAAGTATATAAGTCATTCAAACCTACTTAGGACTTTAGAAACAATTTCTGCACTCATCGCAAATATAACTTCTTTTCCTAAACTGTGCAAGTCCCAATTTCCTAAACTTAACATTTCTTCATAAGTTTTTTTATGTACCAATCTCGCACCGTTATCAACAGGGAAAGATTGCCCTTCGTTAATCACATTATATTCAAAGAACTCATTAAGAAATCCTTTTATTACTAATGCAACTTCATCAACTAACTTATCCCCTACAAGATAATAGTTGTGTTCTCCTTCTAGCCCTTCCATAGCTACTTCTTGCTTAATACTACCTAACCGAGCTTCAACTTGCTCACGTGCTTTTTGGAGAGTTCTTTGTACTGCTATATTTGACATTAGCGACCACCATATCCCATAAATAATCTAAATTTGAAAATGTACTAATTATCATTTCGTTATTCCCTGCACCCAAGAATAAGTATTCGCATTCGTCGGGGTCATCTCTGAAACCAATTGAGAATATATGAGAACTAACACCTGCCATTGTGCAGAAAATACATAATTCATTCTTCCCTGACCTAACTATTCTAGGCTTTAAATCCCAAAATAATTGTGGGTTCTTATCGAATAAGCTGATTACTTGCGACAACATATCCATTTGGAAATTGCTAGACTTCTTACTTGCAATATTCAAACTGTCTATAAATTCGTTATAAACTTCTTCGTGGTCGTAATCTTGGTAAAGCTCTGTAACAAACAACGAAATCTCATCTATACAGTCTTGTATGTAACTTTCTCTCATTATACGCTCTTCTCTTTCCAGTATTCTGACAATCTATTGTCTGTTGAACCCTTCTCAAAGTATATCCCAATAATATCTGTTTCGACTAGCTGAACACACGCTTCGCCTCTGTATTCAATGGAAGGATAACGTACGTCTCTCAATCGTATCCTGTCGCCTTTGCGGATTATTAGTTCGCTTCTATTGCCAGTTAAGCTATGTACTTTGCTAAACCCTGCCGCCAATACAGTGCCAGTTGTTACTTTATGCGCACTTTCTTTGGCTTCGGTTTTTATATCTAAATCGTCATCTACTAATAAAATAATGCCACTTGGTGTAGTCAATTCGACTTTATCCATTCTTACAATTATATGGTCATTAATTGGTCTGAAGTCCCATTCAGCTTCGGGGTATAACTTATCCTCTATCATTTTATTTCCTTTTGTTTGTTTAACATTGTTTCTACTTCCCTATATGCTTCAGGGAATATATCTTTTAAAAATTTCAAATATTGGTTCGCATTGACTACGTCATCAAGAACTCTATAAGTCTGTACTAAATAAATAATTGTGTTTGGTGTTGGATATTCAGCCCAAGATTCTTCAAGCAATTTAATGTTTCTACGGCATTTTAGTTTCATTTCTTCCATAGAAATATCGTAACCAAAATTCTCTATATAATAATTTGACAAATATTCTGTCGGGCTATTCGCTCCATACATCTCGTGGATAGCTCTTTCATATCTACCTGTATCATAACTACTAATACCACGTTTAACCTGTCTTAAATCTAACTTACTACCTAACGCAGTAATGTGTGGCGAAGCAATATCAATTCTATACATACCAATTTGATATGGCTCTCTATGCCTTTCTACTAAGACTTCGTCCGTGTCTAAGAATATATACTGTGCGTCAGGATAAATCTCCCTTGCATATTCCAACAACACATTCCTCGCAGTATCAAACCTAAATTCTATCTCGGGGACATCGTGTCGCCTAAAGTTTCTGCTATGACTAATCTGCCCAATGTCAGTATAATAAGTTAATGTATCGTATTGTCCTGCCTTTGTCAGGTCTTTGATGTAACACCATTTTTCGGTATCATCTGTTGTTGTAATCCGCAATATTACAAGTATAGGATTGTTATTGTCCATTTCCCAACCCTCTTCTTATTACTTCTATCTCTCTTCTTGTTGCTTCGTAATCTTTTTTTATTTCTTCCATATCTTTCTCGTATTTTGCGTGGCTTTCACGGTATTCCGCCCAAGCTTTTTCCTCACGTACGCCATCTTCTATTGCTTTCGCTATCCTTGCCCTTTGGAATTCTTCTTCTTTTAGTCTCTCTTCTTCACGTTTACGCTTGTTCCGCATTGTTGTGATTTTACCCCATATACACCCTATACCGATAACCACTATGAATATGACTGGTTCTACTATCGTAATATACTTTATTGCCTCCATTAGAACCTATCCCGTATTTTCCCAAGCTCAAGTTCTATCATATCTAAACGATTATTTGTACTTGTATTTTGTATTTTGTCGGCAACTACCTTACTTTGAGCTAACTGCCGTGCTTTTGACTCTCTTTCTACTTCTAAGTGCATAGCCGCTAACCTAGCTATTGATTGTTTTTCATACGTCTTCTGTGCTTCATACGAATGTACTTGCGCTCGTAAGTCATACAAATTTGTACTATCTTGTGATGTTTTAGCTACTACGTACACTAATCCACTAATATTTATTGCTCCCGCTATTAACGACAATGCTAAAGTCCATTCCATAATACCCTTCTTTGTTTATTTAAAAAAT